TATATATTGTTCATAGCTAATTTTACTATCATTGTACGCATTTTTTAATTGCTCATAGCTATCTATCTGTTTTTGTAAATCACCTTCTATATCTATACCAATCGTCGCCTGTATGCGTTGCACAGGAGTTAAGTCAGCTATCTTTTTTAAATACTCTTGCTCTAATTGTAAAGATAAAGCATTGCCATCTGCAATTAATTTATTTATAGCATTTTGCTCGCTTGCAGTTATATTTTTTTTATTATTTAAATACTCTTGCCAAACCTGTAACTGTGCGTCTAATTCATTTTTTACTTTTATTCGTTCTTCTACTAATAAAGTTAGTTCATCTTTGCCTCTATTTTCATTTTCTGTTTTTAAAATCGCAAATTTATTTTGTAAATCAGCTAAATATTTAGACCAGTTGTCTAATAATTCATTAGTAGCTTTTTTAGTAGTATCATTAAAATTACTAGTAGCTGTATTAGTAGTATTTATGCTTTCAGATAAGTTGTCATAAGTGCCCATTAATTCTTTTATTCTATTTTCATAATCAGCTATTATGCTATCTAATTCTTGTAACTTATTTTTATTCACATCATAAAGACCTGTTAGTGCATTTAAATTTTGCTGTTGTTTTAATTCCTCAGCTCTTAATTCTTCTATAGAATTAACTTGCGAATTAGTAATGTTTATACCTATTTTTTGTTTTTTATTTAAATCATTTTCTATCTTACTTTGCTGATTTAAAATTTCTTGCCTTTTTAATTCAGCTTCTGCTAATTTTTCTATAAGTATCTTTTGCTCCTGCTCACTAGCCATTAGTTTTATTCGTTTCTCATAATCAGCGTTTACTTCTTTTAATATTTTAGATAATTGTTCATTAGATGTTTTTTCAATGTCTAAATTACCAAAATATCTGGGATATTCCTCCTGTAATTTTTTTAGTAAATCTTTCCTTTTTATATTTCCTTCATTATAGCTAATAATTTTAGATACAGTATTATTAATATGCATTTGCTCTTGCATTAGCTCTTTTGTGCTATTCTTTGTAGCTTCGTCTATCTCTTTCTGTAAACTATTTTGCTCCTCTAATTCTTCGTTTAGCTCTCTGTGTTTCCCAACTAATTTACTGATAACAGGTATAAGTAGCGTTGCTCCTGTTAATATTAGCCCAAACGGATTAGTTTTTGCTAAATTTCCTAACATCTTAAATGCTAAATTAAATCCTTTTAAACCTGTAGTTCCAGCAACTATACTCGCTTGCAAATTTACAAAACCTGTCTTTAATACTGTAATCAAAGGTATAATGCCTTTAATCATTTTTAAAAGCTGCAAACCAATTAATAGCGCTGGTCCTAATGCTGCTACTATTCCACCTACAACTACTATTGTCGTTTTTGTGCTATCACTTAATTTACTAAAAAAGCTACTTACACCTTTTAATGCATTTGTTAACAAGTTCAAAACAGGTACTAATGCTCCTTTTATTCCTGTGCCTAATTCCATCATAATACCTTTAGCACTTTCAACTGCTACATTCCATTTGTACTCTAAAGTCTGTTGTGTATTTTTGAAAGCAGCATCTAAATCACCCTCTGCTGCAGCTATATCTTTAAATATAGCCTCTACACTTTCAAAATTTTCTCCTACTAATCCTAAAACACCAGTTAATGACCTAACATTATTAAATACTTTCGCAATGCTTTGCTCACCAAATTGTGCAACTAATGCATCTATTTGCTGTAAAAATGGTAATAAACCTTGCGTTGTTAAAACATTATATAGCTCATCATAGCTAGTACCCATATCTAATAGTGCTTGTTTACCTTGCTCACTCATATTTAGCATTTCAGATAAAACGCCACGTATTGCTGTTACAGCTTCGGGCACGTCCATACCTATTAGTGTCAAGCCAGATACAGCTGCTGCTACTTCATCGAATTTTATGCCTAATTGCGAAGCCACTGGCAATATACGTCCTAAAGTTGTCGCTAAATCACTCGCCTCTGCCTTACCATCTTTAACAGCTCTAATTAAGATATCTGTTGCTTTTGCTGCATCTATATTTTCACTCCCATATGCAGTTAATACACTTGTCAACAATTGCGATATATCACTTGCACTGCCAAGCCCAGCTGCTGCTGCCTTCGTTGACTTTTCTAATATATCTATTGCCGCTGCACCTTCAAAGCCAGAGCTTGCTATAAAATAAAAGCCATCAGCTACATCCTTTAAGCTCGTACCTGTCACTCCTGCTATCCTTTTTATATCTCCTTCAAGTGTACTATACGCTTCTTTGCTAACATCTGTCAAGCTAACTATCTGAGTTACTACACTTTCATAGTCTTTATAAAGTTTAAAACTGCCTGCCCCCATAGCTGCAATCGGTGCTGTTATCATTAAAGACATTTTTTTGCCTACTGTAGCCATATTGCTCGCAGTCTCTTCTAATCTGCTTTGCATTTTAGCAATGCCACGCTCAAACCCTGTTAAGTCTACGCCTATTTTTGCTATTAAACCACTAATTTTCATTATTATTATCTTTTTTTATAAAACTATTTAAAAATTGCTCAAATTCCTCATTCGTTGCTATTCTATCTAAATTATCTTTTTTATCATTGTCCCACGGGAATTCAAGCCTCGGAATTTCCTTAACGTACGGATTTTGTGCATACATATTTAAAATATTAAACCTTGCTACTTCATACATATTTCTAGCTAAAAATATTAATTTTTCATTTTCTCTCTCTAAATGCTTATCTAATAAAAAAGTGAGCTCACCAATTGTACATTCCATTATCTCATTAAAACTCATAAACGGCAAGCTCACTCGAAAAAACATTATTAATTCACTTACATTTTTGATTTCATTTTTTTTTCCATAGTTTTAGCTTCATTACCCTTATCAGTTAGAGCTGTTAAGCTTTTCACTGTTATTTCAACGAATTTCAAAAATATATCATAATCATCTATAAGTACATCAGTTTTTTCCCATTCTTTTTTTATCTTTATATTTGCCCTTTCACAACCTATCACTATTGCGTGTTTAAAAAGATATGTAATAGCTTCAATATAATATGCCCCTGGTTTATCTGTTAGAATAATTTCCAGTAAATCTTTATCATATTTCTCTTTAAAGTCTATGTTAGCTTTACTTAAAACAGTCAATGTAACCACTACTGGTATCTTTTCATTACCATATTCTAAAAATTCAACATTTGGTATCATAATATTATTTTTTATGCGTCCCAATCAATATGAGCACTATTATCATCAAAGTAGAATGCGTCTAAAACTTCCATTACCTGATTTAATTTGTAAATCAAAATATAGCTAATTTGATTTTTTTGATTATTAGTTAAAGCCTTATAATCCTGATAAGCAGTAGTTGTATCAGCTATGTAAGTAGTGTAATTAACATCAGTAATATCGTCTGGCATAGGCAAATTACTGATTAGATCTATAACATCTAAAACATCTTGGTCTAATAAATCTACTATTGTAACTCCTGTTAATGTAGGTTTTTCTGTAATTCGTAAATTAAACGAAATCCCTTGCTTACCTTTTATATTCAAGTCTCTGGTTAAGTCCATTAAGTATGCTCTACCAAGCCATTTTTCAGTCGATGGATATGTTATTCTAAAATATAATAAAGTTTGATTAGTTACAAAAGTTAATAATTCGTCATAGCCTAATTCATTTGTTTCATAGCCATCTGCAGCTATTGCTGTTACTGCAAAGTTACCAACACTAAACGTCATAGGCAGTTGCTCTTTCACCATTCCTACTGTTTCAAACGAAGTTACATCTTCGTAGCTTAAAGCAAAATCAGGTCCGTTGCATTCATAAGCAAACTTAACACTTTTATAATTAGTACCGTCTGTACTTAATTCTACTTTTGTTCCTTTGCCTATAATACCATACTGCAGTGTGGGTAAAACTGTAGGTACTAAAGAAGTGCCAGTGTGCTTTGTAATCTCACCTGTTAACTGCAGTGTAATTTCGTAGGTCATTATTTCTGTAACCACACACGTAATCGGCATCTGCGAAATGTAAGCATTAAAGGTATACTCTTTATAACCAGTTTCGGTTTTGAAAGCTATCAAAAATTCATTCAACGTTTTATTAAACATTAATGTTAAGTATTTATCATATTCGCTAGCTAAATACTGCATTTCAACAGTAAACTCACCTGCCGAAATCATGCCCGCCTGAAAGCTATCAAAGTCACCAGCAACTCCATATTGCGTAATGTCTAACTCGTCTGGTGTTGCAGAAGGATATCCAATATTGCGAGCACCAGCCATATTAACATAACTTGCACCTTCTTTGATGCAAAGTCGTGTATCTTTTCCAATTAAAATTTTTGTTGCCATATTTTTTATTGTTTAAAAATTTCTAAATTAAAATTAACTGCAAAACATTTTAGCAAATTGTTATATTCATCTTGAAAGTCATAACTAAATATATCAGTCGTTTGCTTAACCTGTATAAATTGAATATTACCATATGTAGTGCCTTCTAGCTGTTCCAAATAACTAATAACATCACTAATTAAACTGTAGCTATCGTCGTATTTATAGTCCCTCGTTGTAATTTGAATAGAAGGCTTTCTGAATATTGCTCCGTCAAAAGTGAGATCTGGACTTCTGCCAGCTACATCGTAGACAACTACACACTTTTGCGGAGTTTGTGGCATAATATTTACATAAGTGTATGTTATGCCTTTGCTCACTAAATAATCTTTAATTATACCTGCAATTCCTGTCATCGTGCGTGTTTTTTTAATAATTCTACAAAATAAGTTTCATTACTTTTTAAATGCGTTTCAAAGTATTTAGCACCACTGCCAGGTTCCCTGAACCGTTGATTTACTGCTTCGTGCACTCTAGCAGCATACTCAGCTGCAAATCCAATTATAGCTACCGGCTTGTTAATAGTATATGCAATCTTGCACTCACTTTCACATCTGCTAATTAAGTTATTGTCTTGCTTTGTACCGCTACCATCTTTTTTGCCTTTGCTATAAGTAAAAAACATAGAGTTTCGTAGATTACCAGTGTCTTTTGGCACCGTCGGTGTAGTAGTCATACAATCTTGCCTAACTTTTGCATAAAATTCAAAAAACACTTTGTCAGTCTCACCTTTGTAATCTACTAGATATTCGTTTATATCTTTAATTGCCTTTTCTATGCCTTCTAATCTAATTGTTACAGCCATATTTCATAATATTTTATATCACCAAATTTATCTTTATACTCTGCAACGTTGCTAATTTTATAACAATCTGCTAACTCCAAAGGGGAGCTTGTAAAGTTTTTATTTGCACCCTTAACTAAAAAACCACCAGGTTTCACCTGCGTTGTTGTGAATAATTTTGTTTTACTTTCAGTAACTATTTTATCGTCTTTCACAACATTTACTAAAACCTGTTCACTCCTACATTTAATCGTTGCACCAGCGATATAGCTAAAATCACCATTGCCATCTACATTGTCAAATGCAAAATATGTCCAATTCTCATTTAGCCTATCTGATAAAAATGTATCAAAATTACTCATGTTACAATAAATTTAAAATTTCCTTTTCTATTGTCCAAGCCATCCAAAGTACCTGTATAATCAAGTTTGCAAGCCATTTGCCCATATGTCGTTGATTGTAAACCAATTCCTTTTACATCATTAAATTGCAAAGTGAGCTCACCGATTTTTTCAGATTTCGTCTGTCTTTCAACAGATATAGCAATAAAGTGTGCAGCAGTGTATTTCTCAATCTCTGCTAATAATTCATTATCATTAATTTTATTACTCAAATAAACATTTACAAAAACGTTTGCGTCTGTTATAAATTTTGTTATATCAGCATCTGCTAACGTTGTTTTAATTATAACTTTTACATCTGCTGCACTTACTCTATTTGCCATATAATTATTTTTTTGCTTTGTTTACTGTTTTTGCTTTGTTTACTGTTTTTGCTTTGTTTACTGTTTTTGCTTTGTTTACTGTTTTTGCTGTAGTTACTTTTTTAGCAGTAGTATCACTTTTAGCTTCTTCTTTTATTTCAGTAGTAGTAGTGTCTTCGGTATTTTTATTATCAATAACTTTATCA